TGCTAGAGGAGCACAGGCTTATCAACAAGCCCAGCAAATTAATCCTTTAGAAGTTAGGCAGCAACAAGCTCAGACAAAAAAAATAGAAGCTGTAACTCCGTTGGACATTGAAAGAGCTGGAGAACAACTTAAACAATCTAAATTGCAAACAGAGACTAGCCAATTTAATTTAAATTCTGGTCAATTAGGTTATTTAAAAGAATCAGCTATGCGAGTTGCTAATCACCCAGAAATATTAAAAGGCAATACAAAAGAGATAGTTCGATTGTTAGGTGAGGCAGAAAAAGAAAGCAGTAACATTATTCCAAATGCAACTTTACGTTCTAGTATATTTCAACCATTAATAATGGAAGCTGAGAAAAACCCAGAACGAGTAGTTAGATCTTTACGGACACTTGGCGAAAGTAATATTGGTGCTCAAGGACAACAAGCCTTACAAACACCACAAACATTTGTTGTTAATGGTGTTACATATCAAGTTAAGCCTGGCACTAATGAGGCTGTACCAATTGGCCAAGGAGCAGCTCAACCATCTGCACAACCTAGTACACAACCAGCTGCACCAGCTGCACCAGCTGCACCAGCTGCACCGTCTGGAACGTCATTAATTGCTAATGAAACCATTTTGCCAGCAACCACAATTCCTCAATTAAATATGCAACAGAAAGAGGCATACGACTTTGGTACAGGTTTAAAACGTGATGCATTGGCTAGAGTACAACCAGCTGAAGAAGGTAAACAAACAGTACGGAAAATTAAAGAATACATTAATAAAGCATCTGGTAGTAGACCTGGTCAATTAATACGAAGTGCTGGTAAATTTATAGCTGGTTCTGAAGAGTTAGAAGTTTTAACTAAAAATCTAGCCGACTTGCAAGTAAGAAATGCACAGTTAATGGGAGCTGGAACAGATGCAGCTAGAGAAACTATTTCAACCATTTCTGGAAGTGCAGACTTAACTCCAGCAGCACTTAATCAAATTGTTGATCGAGCAGATGCCTCCAACACAGCTGTTATTAAGTTTAATAAAGCATTAAAACAATATGAAACTAAACGTGGCCATACCAATTCAGCTGTTAATGCAAGTAACTTACAGCAATCTTGGGCTGAAAACTATGATCCACGGATATTTATGGTACAGAACATTAATGCCAGCAATATGTCTCCAGCTGAAAAAAAGTTAGAAATTAGTAAAATTTTAAAAGAATTGTCAGCAAGTGAAATAGAAACATTAAGAAAAAAATCAGAAAATCTTAAACGTCTAGAAAACGGTGATTATAAATGAGTTATGAAAATGATCCTGATGTAGCTGCCTTTGGAGTAACTAAAAAGAAAGCTGCTGCCGACTTAAATAATCCAAGTGGATTAGGTTATAACGGTCAGACTTGGACTTCTTATGACACTCCAGAACAAGGTGTACAAGATACTCTTAGGTTAGTTCAAAAGAAGTTAAAGACAAAAGGATTAAACAATCCAGAAAGTTTTGTTGGTAACTGGGTAACTGGCAATCCGTCTAAAGGTGGAGCTGTTACAAGTGGCAATTATGTTAAAAGCCTAAAAAATGAATTAATCCAAAATGGTATTCAATTAAATCCTGATGGCACTATCCCAGATACGTCAGAGGCTGCTCATGCTATTACTAGAGCATTAATTAAAAATGAGACTAGTCCTGATAAACAACAACAGTTTTTAAAGTATGTAGATCCTAAGAATCCGTACTCGACTGATCCAGATGTTGGAGCATTCCAAGTAGTAACACCAGAAGAAAAAGTAGATAAACCGTATCAGCCAGGCTTTTACAATCCTAATCTACAAAAACAAGCAGCTAAAGCCAGAGTTAATATGCCTGGTGCAGCTGCTGTTGAGCAATTTGGTAAAGATGTAGCTCAACCTATTGCTGAAATGGATTTTGCAAAAGAAAGTAGTTTACCTAGTGTTGGTAAGTATGCTCTTGGATCTATGCCAATTGTTGGTACTGGCCGTGAGGCTCAAACAGCAGAGGCACAAGCAGAACTACAGCGAAGATTGGTAAAAGGTGTAGAAGGAGTTAAGTCATTTGTACAAAGTCCTATAGAATCCTTACAAGGTGTTTACGAAGGATTAAAAAATGCTAGACCTGGACAAATAGTTGGTGGTGCAATTAAAAGCACATTATTAGAACCAGAATTGGCTTTGTTACCAGTTAAACCAGTTCTTAGTGGAATTGGAAAAACAGTAGAGGCAGCTGGTAAAGTTGCTGCACCTGTAGTCCAAGGAGCTAAAGAAGGCTTTGGAACTTTGCAAGATGTATTCCAAGCTACTCGACAAGGTGCTAAACCAGCAATGATTTCTCCAGTTCCAAGCACAATGGCTGGTGGTGGAGCTGCATTAACTCAACAGGCTAATGCTGTAAAAGCTGCTTTACAAAATGTTCATCCAGAATTTGTACAAAGTCTATTGCGTGAGGCTGGAGTACGTTCTATTGATGAATTGCCGTTTGACCGTCTTAACTTACAGGCAATAGATACACAACAAAAATTTAATAAATTTGGCATGATGGCTACTGAAGGTGAAGCTTTAGGCGATGTAGCTAAAATGTCTGACGAATGGAATAACCGTGCTAAGAATCCAGAATTATTAAAACGGTTTGAGGAACGTAATCCTAAACTGGTAGCAGCCGTTAATGATATTCAAGAACGAGCTGCACCTGATATTTATACCAAAGACATTAAAGAGCTTGGACAATTAGCTATTGATGATTTAGTTAAAAAAGATGCTGTACGGTTAGCAAACATTGAAAACAATTACAAAGCATTAGAGGCTGCTAATGGTGGTCAATTTCCTATTGATGTAAATCAATTAGGTGCAAACATTGATAAATCATTAAAGTCTAAATTAAAAAGTAAATATTACGAAACGCAATTATCTGAAATAAAGCACGAAATTGATAACTTTATTAAACAAGGATCAATGACGTTTGAAGACTTTGAGAATTTAAGAACTAATTTAGCTCAAGAAATGCGTAGTAGTAAGAACGGTAATGTTCGAGCAGCTGCTCATATTATTCGTGAGCAATTAGAAAATTTACCAATGCCAGATAATTTGACAAGTATTAAGCCATTGGCAGACAAAGCTAGAGCATCTGTGGTTGAACGTAATAAAATTTTAGATTCTAATCCAGCTTACCGTGCAGCCACTAAAGATACTAGAAATATTGCAGAATTACAATCTGGTGTAGACCATGTGGGATCAGATCGGTTTATTAGTAAATTTGTTACTGGTAATACAGATACTGCAAGTCGAGCCAATATTCAACGATTAATACAAGAATTAGGTGAAGATTCACAAGGCCATCAAGCTATCAAATCTGCCACAATTGAACATTTAAAACAATTAGGAGTTAACCAGCAAGGTGTTTTTAAACAAGATGCATTTGGTAAAAATGTAAAAACTGTACTGGGATCTAAATTAGATTCTATTATGCAAAAACCATTTGTTACCGATTTAAATGATTTAGCTGATGTTGCTAGAATGAGTGAACACGTTAAAGGTGGGCCTAGTTTTGCCAATACTTCAAACACTGCTGTAGTAGCAGAACGTAATGCACTTTTACAAGAGGCTAAAAATATTGGAGCTGGTGTAACTGAGGCTGCAATTAATACTAAAACACTAGGTTTTGGTGGTACTTTATTAAGAAGACAAATAGAAGCTAGAGCCGAAAAGAAAGCAGCAGAACAAGCAGCAAAGCAAGCAGCATTAGAAACGCAACGAATTCTCTCTCCATCAGCTGGAGTGTTACTTAAAGATATAGGAAAATAATTATGGCCGTCTTACTATCTCCAATTGGTAATGGATTTAACTTCTTAACCACAACTGGTTTACCTTTAAATGGTGGATTTATTTATACCTACCAGGCTGGATCTACAACTCCTCTAACTACTTATTCTGATTCTCTTGGCACAATACCAAATGCCAATCCAATTACTTTAGGTACAGACGGTAGGACTCCAACAGAAATATGGTTAACAACTGGGTACTCATATAAGTTTGTTTTAACAGACAGTACAAATGCTCAGATAGCAACTTACGACAATTTATATGGCATTCCTAGTTCATCCAGCTCTAGTGCAACATTACCTAGTGGCACAATTGTGATATGGTCTGGATCGATTGGATCTATACCATCTGGATACGTTATTTGTGATGGTGCAAACGGTACTCCAAATCTTAAAGATTACTTTGTAGTTGGTGCTGGTAATACTTATTCTGTTGGTCAAAGTGGTGGATTTACGAGCTCGATAACCAGTTCTATTGGAACTAATCTACCGTTATATTATGCACTTGCTTACATTATGAAAACATGAGCGATCTAAAATTTATTAGCGAGGTAGAGGCTAACTTATCTACACATGAGGCTATTTGCCAGCAACGATACGAAAGCATTCAAGATTCTTTTGATAGAGGATCTAAACGGATGCAAAGAATTGAGTATATGCTTTATGCATTGATAGCCGTTACATTCTTTGGTAAGGATACTTTTATGGAACTATTACACGCTGTAGTCATTAAATAATGGATACAGTAGACATACTAGCTAAAATATGGCCTTTACTATTGGCTTTTGTTTCGTTAGTTATTGTCCTAGCCAAAATGGATAATAAAGTAACCGTCTTAGAAGAAAAAGTTAAAACATTGTTTGATCTTTGGAATAAGAAATGATTCAAGACATTCTTAAAGCTGTATTACCTATTATTGTTGCAGCACTTGCATGGCTACTTGGTCAAGTATCAGACTTTTCTACACGACTTACAAAGATTGAAGGTCAAATGCCAGCTTTAATTACTAAAGAAAATGTACCTACAGACAGTCCATTAAGTGCAGAGGCAAGGCATAAACTAAAAGAAGAAGTTTATAAAGATATTCACCAGCTACAGGTTAAGGTGCAACTGCTTGAAGAACGAGAAAAGAGGAAATAATGTTTGGAATAGACGATATTATTAGTGTTGGAATGAAAGTCCTGGACAAGGTAATTCCTGATCCAGAGCAAAAAGCTAAAGCACAATTAGATTTACAAGAACTTGCTCAAAAAGGTGAATTAGCTCATATACAGGCTGACATTGATAAGTTTAAGGCAGAAGTAGAGGATAGAGACTCAGCTAGGAAAGCCCATGCTGAAGTTGCTACGAGTGCGAATTCTACGCAATTAGACAAGGCTGTAGTGCCTGTTCTAGCATTGGGAGTAGTAGGACTAGCATTCTTATTAATTGCAGTCCTGATGTTTGTAGACACTCCTGATAACCAGCAACAATTAGTTATCTTTGCATTAGGATTTATTACTAGTGCAGCTGGACAAGTCTTATCGTTTTACTTTGGATCAAGTCAAGGCAGCAAGGATAAATCGGAGTTAATGAAAGGCTTAAAATGACAAATCTATCAGAGCACTTTACTTATGAAGAACTTACGCATACAGATCATCGTGAATTTGACAATACTCCGAATGATGCTGAGTTGGCTAATCTTACTCGCTTGGCAGAATTTCTTGAACAAGTTAGAACGCTACTGGGCAAACCCATTTTTATTAATAGTGCTTTCCGTTCTAAACTGGTTAATGATGCTGTGGGTTCTAAAGATACTAGTCAGCATAGGTTGGGTTGTGCTGCAGACTTGAGAGTTGTAGGAATGACTCCTGATGAAGTTGTACAAGTTGTTTTATCATCTGACTTGGGTTATGACCAGATTATCCGTGAGTTTGATAGATGGACTCATATTAGTATTCCTAATTCAATTCATAATGAACCACGGAAACAAGCCTTGATTATTGACAAACAAGGTACACGTTTATATAGTAGTACAACAATGGAGAAAGAACATGGCAACTAACTTTAAAATTTCTGGTGGAGCTAGTAAAGGTAACACTAAATCACATTATGTTGTCGAAAGAGAACATGAAAAAGCCGAGCATAATGAAATTACTCGGCTGGCTAAAAAACTAGAAAAACATATTAATTTACCAATGGAACAGGCGCATTCTGATCAAAGCGATGCACCTTTACCCAACATGAGAAAGTATTAAAACGGTACGTCTTCTAATGTTTTAGGAAATGGATCTTTAGGTTCTGGCACATTTAAATAAGCCATTAGAGATCCGTCTTTTAATGCGAATAACGGTAAAGATTCAATCTTTATCATTAAATCACCGTTCTTGGTCTCCAGCACAACACCAATAGATTGGTATTTTTTCTTAGATTTACCATCTTTATCTACATACTCACTTACTGCTGCTTTTACATAATATTTGACTGACATTTTATCCTCGCATTAAATTTGTTTCGACTGCCACTTCATTCAAGAATTGCTGTACTTCTTCTTCCATCTTTTCAATGAAATCTTTATCACGCTGAATTTGCTCAATGTATAACTGGCACTTCTCAGGCATTCTCGGATCATAGCTAACAAACCAGACATGATCGATATGTTTACCTACACAGGCCATTTGAGCTTGCATCTGGGTAACATACTTGCCAGGAGTTCCAGACTTAAAGTATGACCAATGGATCGATGAGCTAAACGGACATTTAATCTCGATGAGTGCATCATTACCTACTAGACCATCAGGAGAGCAGCCAAACCATTCTATGCTAGGATGTTTAATAAATGCTACTTGGTCTACAAATACATTGTGTAAAACCTCAAAAGCGACTCTGGCTGAGTTTTCAAATTCCTTGCCATGCTCCATTGCCTGATTAGAATAAGACGGCTCTATGATGCCTGTAACACGTTGCAGAGCTAATTCTATTAAATAATTGGCTCTGGATGCTGATACACCAGTCTTTGTTCTAGCCATTACGTCTGCAACACGACTAGCAGTTACAGATCCTCTGCGAACTTCCAACCATTCTAAAGATCCTTGTTCCATATTTAACTCGCTTTCAATTGTTTAACCATCTCACAAATTAATTTCCATTCCTCAAGCGTAGGCAATATGTCAGGATTCATTACAATTTCTTTATTCATTTCTCATTCCTCCATGCCACAAAATGTTCACCCAAGTTTTGTTCCTCTAAATACTTTTGCATTAGTGTCACCTCTTCTCTTAGCAAAACTATTAAGTCTGTTTGTGGTTGCTCTTTAACTAAGTTATGTAACGCTTGTATTTCTGCTGACGTATACAACGGATTTAGTTTAAGTATTGAATCAGGTGGTGATTCTTTAAAAATTACCCCACCATCTGAGATATAAGCTACTGGTTTCATCTATCGTTCCTCTCTTGTTTAGCAGCGATACACATTTCAGCATACTTTTTAGGTACATCTGGATGCCAGCCACCCAGTAACATATTGCAATTAATCTTATATTTTTCCTCGGCTCTAGATAATTCTGTAAAGTAGATAATAAATCCACATAAAAAGATAAATGCTGATAAAACTACAATAATTTCACGCATTAAATTTCTCCTCAAGATTTTCTAAAAGTGCCTCAACTCGGCAATTCCATAACTGACTATCGGCAGTTTGTGGCCAAGCAATTAGATGGTTTTCAATAATATCTTTCATCTTTAATAAATCAAGCTGTTTTTGTTTCTGGCACAGCTCATCAATAGTTTCTCTAATAGTCATACTAGTTCTCCTTTTCTGGCATCTTTGGCCTTAGAAATACGATCAATTGCTACTTTATCTTTACTCAACTCTTTGTAAGCCTGACCATAAACAGCCTTTAATGTATCAATGTCTAGGCACTCATTAATCATGTCTATCCAATGTGTACATAAGTCGGTTAAATCGGCTACGTCTTGTTCTGGAAGGTCTTCACCTTGGTAGATATAAATAGCTAAACCGTGGAGCGATATTGCCTTGGCAAGAGCTCTTTGCATAGCCGTATTAACGTCCATGCTAGATGGATTAGGAATTGGCTTATTCTGGTTATTTAATACAGGTAATTGAGCCGTCATAACCTTACCAAAAGCAGATACAGAGCAGAATACCATCATTGATCCATCTGTAAATGTCATAGGATCTTTGTAATCCCAAGTAGCCATAGGATCATGCTGGAGAAAAATATCAACGGAATTTGACCAACTCAAGTAGGTAAATTTACCTTTCTTCTCTACGAATGCATTTACATTAATTTTGCGTAATTCCAAATATTTACTCATGCTAAATCTCC